ACCTGTTGAAGAAGAAATTAGGGATCGTGCGGAGGAATCCGTACCCCAAGAAGCCGTCGAAGTATCGGCGGAAACCGTAACTGACGAGGGAAACGCTGAGCCTGAATCTCAGATCACTACAGCGCCCCAGTCGATGTCGGCGAAAGATCGTGAAGCATATTACGCTTTACCGCCTGAGAGCCAGCAATGGATTTCAGATCGCGTTAAGGAGCAAGAGGCTGATTACACGAAAAAGACAATGGAAGTTGCAGAGCAAAGGAAATATTACGAAGATCTCGACAAGGTAGCTGGCTCAAGGCGTGAGCAATTTGCGATGAACGGTATGAATGTAGCCCAGGGTTTTGAACAGCTACTTTCTTTATCTGATTACGCGCAAAGAGATCCGATTGGGTTTACCAGTTATCTTCTCGAAAGTCGCGGATTATCCTTAGCTGATGTAGCTAACCAACACGCTGGAGGGCAACAAGCCCCTAGCGATCCTCAAATTGTTGATTTGCAGCAACGTTTGCAGGCTCAAGAAAATCATATTGCACAACAGAACGAACAACAGTTACACCAGCAAGGCCAGGTAGTAAGCGGCGTCATAAACGATTTTGCGTCAAAGCATCCGTTTTATGAGGATCTCCATGATGACATGGTTCCTATCGTCGTTTCATTGAAAGAAAGTAAACCCGGATTAAGCTCGGATCAATATCTCGACTTAGCATACAAGATGGCCGCAGCGGCCAATGATAATGTTTCGTCGAAGATGGATATTGATCGCCAAGCAAAAGCGAACGTAGATCGAGTCGCCAAGGCAAAACAAACTGCCGCGAACGCTCGACGCGCTGGGGGAACTAACATTCAATCGACTGGCACATTGCCGCCGAGTGTTGCTCATTCAAATAATGTAGATGATTTTATTGGAGCCTTAGTTGACGAGCGCATTTCAGCTTATATAAAGAAGGTGTTTAATCATGCCAGCTAATAGTAGCTTTACAGAAATTTCGGCGATCACGTATCGCCATTTCAAAAACAAATACGTTACGGATAACGTTTCAAACCACACTGCGTTGCACCAGCGTCTGACGGAAAAGGATCGGGTTGATCTGATCTCCGGCGGTTGGGAAATTCAGGTGCCGTTGGATTATGCCGAAAATGGCACCTACCAACGTTACAGTGGCTATGACACGTTAGACATAGCGCAGTCAGAAGTGTTCACTGCTGCCAATTTTGCATGGAAGCAGCTTGCGATTAACGTCGTAGCCAGCGGCCTCGAAATTCGGCAGAACAGCGGCAAAGAAGGCATTATCAAGCTCGTTAAAAACAAGCTAAAGAATGCGATGAAAACCGCCGGTAACAACTTCTCGGTTGATATCTACAGCGACGGCACTGCTGCAAACCAAATCAACGGTTTGCAAGCGCTTGTGTCTGATGCTGGAACGGGTACGGTTGGCGGCATTAATTCCGCGACTTATACGTTCTGGAAATCAATATTGCAGTCGGCAGCGGCACCACTTCAAGGTGGCGGCGCTATCACGCCAGGATCGACAACTATCGAAAGTTTGATGTTGCCGTTGTGGTTAAATCTGACTCGCAATAACGATCAGCCTGATTTGATTGTAATGGATGACACGTATTTTACGTTCTTCGATAACAGCCAAACCAGCATCCAGCGTTATACCAATACGACAGATCTGAAGACGGGGACTACTTCGCTCAAATATAAAGGCGCGGATGTAGTGTATGACAGTCTAGCGGCGGGTATGCCTGATCAACATGCATACTTCTTGAACACTGATTACATCGGCATTTGCGCTCATCGTGACGCAAACTGGACGGAAGTCCCCGAGAAATCATCGGTGAATCAGGACGCACAGGTTTTGCCAATTATTTGGCAGGGCAATATGACTGTAAGCAATCGTTCGCTTCAGGGCGTAATGAAGGCTTAACTGGCTATCAGATCAGGAGAAAATCATGTCTGACTATCAAATAATAAACCCAATCGCCGGCATGCAGAATATTGCCGACACTTCGACAACTCAAAACCAAGTGCTGGGGACTATCGTGCAAGCTAACGATACCGCCTCGACTGCATACGGCGCTGGGATGTTTATCTATCTAACGGGTGTTGCTTCAACACTCCTTGGCTCATTTGTCACCTTTAACCAAGATGACAACACCACTGCGCTTTTAGCAGCTAATGCTATCGGCCCAGTCGGCGTATCTATGTCCCTGAATGTGGCTAGTCAGTACGGCTGGTATCAGATTTATGGCAAAGGTGTCGGCACGGTGTTGGCTGGTTATGCAGACAACGGCTTAGTCTTTGCGACTGCTACGGCAGGCAAAATTGATGATGCTGTTGTAGCTGGTGATCGAGTTAAACTCGCAAAAGGTGCATCGGCTATCGGTACACCATCGGCTGGTTTAGCCGAGTTTGAAATCCAGTATCCTTTTATGGATGACGGAATCGCTGCTTAATTAGGCCTTAAGTAGCTCCTTTATGAGCGCCCTTTCCCCGGGGCGCTCAATTTTTAATCTTTG